TGTTAATATCCAACAGGTCTTCAATAACCTCACGTCTATGATTAGTAGACAACTGCATGAATGGAATAAATGAACTGGATCCTAGTACTACGATCTGATGGAATGATTTGTGATTAAGCTTTAATATGTTCTGTTCTAAGAACTTCTGATAATCTCTCACTGAAGCACTCTGATCAATCATACTACCATCTTGCCATATCTCAAAGTTATTAGGCTTAATACCACGTACAATCTTAAAGTCATGTCCTGCAGTATTGAACTCAACAGATACTTCAGTACCTTTGAGATTAACTGAGTTAATCAATTGATTCTTACTAACGTTTCTATGAGGCTTACCAAACAATGCAAATGATAATGCATCTAACATAGAAGACTTACCAGCTCCATTATGCCCAACCACAAGAGTAGACTTAGATGCATCTAATTGAATCTCGATTGCATTTGCTCCTGCTGACAGAAAGTTTTTGTATTTTAGTTTAGAAAATTTTATCATGAGATATCCATATCAAGTGCTTCATTATATAAGGTGTTCATGAGGGTCTTTAACTTATCCTTATCTAAATCGGTGTTAACCCCATCTATATAATTATACATTAAATCGGTTGTATTGTCAACATCTTCAATGGAAGTAATTACATTTTCTCCTAAGAATTCTTGGAAATTCTCTACAACCTTTAATTCATGAGTTTCTATATCTGCTAACTTATCAATGAACTTATCAAACATGAATGGATCATTTTTATTCTCAACAACAACTTTTATAAACTTATTAACATACATACTGACATCTTCTTTATAATAATCTACATCAGTATCATCATAATAAATCTTTTCAAATAGTGTGTTAGGGTTGCGCACCTTAATAATGTCTTTAGTATTGGTATCGAACACATGAAAGAACTTATCATCAGCTGAGTCAGCCCAAGTGAATTCCATTTGACTTCCTAGATATCTCACATTACCCACTTGAGATGCTACATGATAGTGTCCCGACAACACTTGATCGTAATGACTAAAGATATCAGCAGACATACCATGAGTCTGCACAACACCTCTCATTAACTCAAATCCTGATAACTCCAAATGAGACATAATAACTCCGTCATTCTTTCTAATGAAATCCATAGAGGTTTCATAGTTGTTAGCACTGATCCAAGGTAATAGATTGATATTGCATCCATCATATACAACAGATGTTGGATTCATAATGATATTAACATTAGATGTGTAGTAACCAAGTAGCTCTTTCAATGAACACAGATCATTAGTATTCTTATGATATACATCATGATTACCAGGAATAATATCCATCATCATACCTTTATCCCGGAGGGGCTCTAAGAACATTCGTCTATTGCTATTTAAAGCTTTAAAGTTTACATTCTTCCTATGATCATAATAATCACCTAAATGTATAACTTGTTTGATATCATGATCTTCACAGTAAGGGAAGAAAACCTCTTCGTAAAACTTCCTCTGATACTCAATGAATATCTCAGAGGAGTTTCTCACTCCAGAATGAGTATCGTTTAGAATTGCAATTAACAAAACAGTTCAAGCCCCTTTTTCTTTTTCTCTTCTATTTTCTCTTCCTTAGCAAAGGTCTTAATAGCATCATCTTTAGCTTGAATACTAGAGATTTTTTCTCTTAATGTTTCGATGAATGACTGATCAACAGGACTATTAACATCAATACCAACCATAAACGATTCAACATCAGCTTGTTCCATAAATCTATATTTAATATCAGCTTGCTTCTTCTCTTTAATAATACGTCTGATGAATGCAAAGTATGCAATTTGAGTGAAGTATGAAAATGCATTTGGCTTGCCTGTGCGAGTTGCTGCTTCAATGTTATAGTTGTATACAGCTTTAAGACAATTCTCTACTCCATCCATAACCATCTCGTCTCTGTATGTGTATCGTACAAAGTTGGGCTTATGACTCAATCCTTCACAGATTTTCATAAAACATGTAGCAATATAATCTGTTACTTGTGGGAGTTTATCGGGAGTGTCTTCTTGGGCCTCTCTATATGATGATACATAATCTACCACAGCATATGAGAAATCTCTGTTGTTTACGTAATGGGGTTTATCTCTTGGTTTGATCTTTTCGGGTTTTGTTTCCGACATAATGCTCCTGCAAGTTTTTGGTTAATAATACCTATATTATACACTATTCGTCGGGAGAAGTCAACAGCTAAATTAACTGTTGACCTTTTGGTGTTTTTAGTGTATAATATAAGTGTGGCCGGGAAGGCTGGAAAGCAGGGGAATTAATGGAGGATAGTATCTTTATCTCTAGACTGATCAATAGATGCAGTTGAATCAACTATGTCTAATATTAATCTCAAGTACTGAGCTTTCATCCAAGGTACTACATTAGATTCCATCAATACTTGATACGAGTCTAACATATGAACACTATCAGTTGAGAATGGTAACCATGGAGTTAATACATATTCATTATTATCAGCTATATTAACTAACATTGGTTCTTCCAACATCATGTTATGATCAACATCTAATGTGTCATGTACGAATGCAAGTATAGTTTCACCATTAATAAGTTTAATATACCTTATGTTAAGATCTGATAATGTGGTATCCATACTACTACTTATATCATATCAACTTCATGAATTTTAAACTTAAACTTCTGCTTAGCATATATCTTAACACGTTCAGCTGAGTGGTTCAATGTATAATTCTTCTTACTCATCCAATGAAAGTCATCAGCTATATCATATACCTTAGCAGGTTCTCCATTATCACTCTTCCTCAGTACCCTACCAACGCTTTGTAGTATCTTAATTTGAGACTTAGATGGACTTGCAAAGATGATGTTGTGTAGATTCTTAATGTTAATCCCTGTAGAGAATGTGCCAAGACTCGCCACAATAATAGCATCATTTTCTCTCTCGGTCAAAGCTCTGATCTCTTCTCGAGTATCAGCATCTGTTGAACCAGCAACAAAGAATATGCTTCTTTTGGGATCAGCAGCATCTTCTATCAGTTTATGTAAAGGGATGCCGTGTTTATGAACAAATTGAAACAACACTAGAGTATTACCTTTTTGGGCTAGTGCTAAATTTTTAATGAAATTGTTGCGTGGCGCATATGTAACTATATGATCAATTTCATCTTGATATTTCATCTTACATACCATCTTAGCTATTACTGGATCATGTTTTAATAGTATTACATCAATTGATACATCAGATAAGTGGTTATTGTCTATAAGCTTCTTAGTTGAAGTAACATTATATACTGGACCAAAAAGTCCCTCTAACACCAATTGGTGGGTTTGGGTCCCATCAAGGGTTCCTGTCAGACCGAATCTATACATAGCATTTGAACATTTAGATAGGATAGATGTAAGAGACTTAGCTTTAAAGTTGTGAGCTTCATCACCAATGACCATACCGAATTGTTTGAAGTACTGCTTAGGCATTTTATATAGACTTTGCCAAGTACTGATATACACTTGAACATCTGAATTTTTATCTTTACCTGCCATGATTTGGTGACACACATCAGGATTAAATGTTTCATCATCTTGTGCGTAATCAGCAAAGTCTCCATACATTTGTTTTACAAGAGATGTTGTGGGTACTATCAAGAGCACCTTTAGTTTTTTATTGTATTCTAAGAAGTGTCGTATTAAGAGATATATGATTAACGACTTGCCTGATGCTGTAGGGCTTAGCAATACACCATTACAGTTTACCAATGCATGTTTAACAGCATCCTTTTGATAATCTCTAGGTTTAATACAATTGTCCTTACCTAAAGGAAGCCAATCTATCCAATCTATATTGCTATCATATTCCTCTTTAATAGGGACTTCTAATTGATAGCTTCTCTCTGCACAAAATTGTTCTATGTACTTTTGAAGTCCTTGGTATATCTTATTAGTTCTTAAATCGAGCAGACGGATCTTACCATCCCACATCTTATTCTTGAATGCAGGAACAAACTTGTATCCTGGAACATAGAAGGTAAAAAATTCAGACAACTCCATAAGGATACCTCTATCCTCTGAAATAACTCTTAAATATACTTCATCGATTTTTTCTAATTTAATATCAGACACCAGCCTCAAACGATCTCCATTTAATAATGTTGCCAATTTGCTGATGTCTCCATCGGATTGTATCCAATATCTCTTTAATGGTATCTACCATAACAGTTTGGTATTCCAATTTTAATTGAGCTTCTTGTATATCCTTATCTGAATTATAAAAGTAATTCATATCTCCTTTAAGTGGTTTGTTTAATCCATTAAATGGATCGTAGTCCCATCCTAGTATGTCCATTTGAGGCTGACTCATCTTTCCATTATAGTATAACCATTTATCTTTAAGTAGGTTATCATACGCTTGTTGTATTGTTTTCTTTTTGAGTTTAGCTACGGTGATTAAGCTGAGATATTTAGAATGCAAGGATGCATTCTTAATTGTTGTGTCATCAAGTTTGAATTGATCAATGACTCCGTCCTTTTCCCACATATCAAGTATTTCTTGTATATCCATAATATAACTTCCTTCATAATATATAACTTATTTATATGTGTTTAAAATGGTGAGACTGCCGTCCCCAATCCCGCAAAGGATACCTTGTGTTCAAAAAAGTCAACGGTTAATTTTAAACTATTTCAAAATAACTATAACTGAATGATACAACTGCGGTAAGGTATTCAACATCTGTTGTGGTGATGTCGAATGGTAATGAAGAAAGTGTTGTTGGATATGCATCAATAAATCTAATTTGTTTTGTTACATTGTTCGCACTCGATAAGATGTTAAGTGTTAAATCTCTCACATTATCAGAGCTGTTGTTATCATCAACTTGATTATATAACCAATCATATATCTCTTTGTAATTGATTAAATCTTCATCAACTAAGAATGAACAATCGAATTGGCCGTATTCAATCTTATCTGCAGCGATTGCAATAGATCTACTTGGAGTATGATAAGGTGCCCCATTAACGGATACGTCAGGCAATATCATTGTCTGTACGGTGAATTCAGCGGTTGGATAAACTACAGTATCTAACTGTAGTACGAATGATGTTGGGTTTAGGAAGTTTGTGCTCATACAATCTATTTATAGGGATTCAATTTACATCAGACGATAAAAAAGCCCCCGAAAGGGGGCTTTTATCATTCAGTTATTACAGGTTAGTAATAGTGAATGTGCGGTAGTATACGTTTGAATCTGCAGCATTCGAAGTGAATGGATTAGCAGTCATGCCGTAACGAGTTTTAAAACCAATACGTGGTTGGAAATCATTCTCGCCAACAGTCTTCATCATAGATAAAGGAACGTATGGACAGTAGAAGATACCAGCATCGTAAGAGTTAGTACCCTTATAACCAACAGTAACGTAGTCTGAAGTTGCAAAAGGGTCAACATATAACTTGATGCCACCGTTAAGTGTACCAACGAATAAGTTACCAGTTACATCAGCAAGAGAAACGTTTGCAGTGTTACCATACTGAACATTACCTGTAGCATTTAATGCTGCAGCAACGTTAGAAGAGATAATCGCAAAGTTACCTTTACCACGACGAGTAGCGATTGCAATTGCATTAGCTTCTTTGTCAATGTGAGTAATAAGGTTCTTGTAGATTTCAACTTCCCAACGACCACCAGATGAACCACCAACAGCAGCATCAAAGTTTGCACCAGGTACAGCAGCAGTATTCATAGTTTGAATCATTTCACGGTTGATCTCGCCTAAGATCTCAGTAGAAAGGATTGAAGCTAATTCAGACTCAGCATTAAGACCATGTACAGCTTTAAGGTCTTGAGCTAATTCCATTGTGTAGTTAGCCTTTAATTGACGAGACTCAGCAGTTACTGTAGACTTTTCAATTGAGAAACCCATTTCAGCAAAAGTAGAACCTTCAGCAGTAGCTGTAGACATCTTACCTGAGAATGAAGTGTTAGGCTCATTGAACAATGCTTCAGTTGGAGCAGTAGATGATGTGCCGTCTGCATAGTTTGACTTCATAGCGAAGATCAAGCCAGTAGGACCTTTCATAGGTTGTACACCAGCTACGTCAAACGCTAAAAGGTTTGGAGTAGAACGACGTACTAAAGAAATCATAACTGGATCCCAGTTGTTGATTGCACCAGTTGCGTCTGAACCGCCAGCTACTGATTGCTCTTTAAGAGAGATTTCTTGGTTCTCAAGAACGATTGCTGTAACAGCACGTTTATGAGAGTCTGTGATTGAACCAGCGTCAGCTGCTTCTAATACAGGATTCCACTTTTCCTGTAGTTGTGTTGCATTTAATTCCATTTGATATTCTCCTATTTAGAATTATTTAAGTTTTGACATTGCATCAAGGTACGAAGCCATATCGCTTGTAACTTGTGTGTCATCTTTGGTGTCTTCAGTAATAGCGTCAATTTCTTCAGCTACTACTTCTTTGTCGTCTTTCGTAAGGTAAGACTCTTTAATTGTTGCAACTTTAGATGCAAACTCTTCTAAATCAGCAGCGTCAATAGACTCTGTCAATTCTTTAAGTTTAGCAGCTTCAGTAGCGGCAAGACCTTCACTAGCTTCAGTAACAATTGCAGCCATCTCGAAAGATTTAACTTTCTCTGATAACTCAACATTTGCTGCAGTAGCTGTATTTAGTTGATCCTTAGCATCAGATACTTCTTCAGTTAAAGCGTCAACGATCTCAACTTTATCTTCTGGTACATTGATGTAATGCTCAGTAAACACACCGTGCATAGCATTGATAAATGATTCTGTGATTTCTGATTTTAATCCGTGCTCAATTGCAACTTCGTTATCAGTCATCCAGTTCTCAACTACGTAGTTAAGGTAACCATCAACTTTATCAACTAAATCTTCTTTAATTGCTGTAACTTCTTCAGTCAAATCAGACGCATAACGCTCTTCTAATTGTACTGTTGCTGTTGCAACTTTATTTTGTAAAGCAGCTTCGAAGATAGTACCAGCTTTAGCTTTAAAGCCTTCAGACAAATCAGCTTCGTCCTTTACTAGTGCATCTAAGTCTTCTTTAAAAGTTTCTTCTTTCTGAACTTTCTTTTTAGACTCTTTCTTCTCAGTTTCTACTTCACCTTCTTCGTCATCACCTTCTTCGTCTTCATCTTCATCTTCATCTTCATATTCCGATTCAACTTTAGCTTTCGCCTTAGCTTTCTCAGCAGCTTCAAAGATTGCATCTAATTCATCTTTATTCATTTCTTGTAAAGATGCATTAATTGCAGATATCGTACGAGCTTCTGTTAAGGGAGCTTCTACTTCTGTATTAGTTTCCTCAACAATAACCTCTTCAGTAATGTCTTTAATTTCTTCATTTGACATATTATTTACTCCTGTTAGAGTTATAGTTTAGAGAGGAAATGTTCAAATCCGCTTACTTCTGAATCTGTATTATCTACAACTTCTTCCGTTACGACTTCCATCATTTCAGTCTCACCTTCTTCAATTTGCTCAGAAACTATATAATGACCTGTATTATCCATAGTCCAATCAACACCTTCCATAATGCCATTTACAAATGCATTAGGTGCTGATGGGTCTTGAACAATATCAACTGTGCTAAGATGAAAATCATCTTTAACATAATTAACGCCATTTTTCATTTCTATGCTTCCCATACCACGACTTGAAACACCAAGTTGAACACCACCTTCAACCAAACCTTTTACAATTTGCCCCATAGGGGTATCTAAAATAAGTGCTTTCCCAATCACATTATTACCGTCCCATTTAAGTTCTGTAATTCTGTGACTAACTTTATCTAAGTTGATTGATGGACCTTCTGGGTGATTTAACTCACCAACGGCCCTACCAGTCATTACTTGTTCATTGTTGTATCTATCTACTGCATTATTAAGAACTTCTCTAGTATAAACTCTACCATTTCGGTTCTTGCCTTCTGCCTGCATAAAGATACCTTCGATATAAGTTTCTTTCTTACCATTCTTTCCTTCGGTAATAGAGTAACCTAATCCTTCATTTGTATACTCTGCTATTAACTTCATGCTAATCCTTCATTTTCCCAGCGTCTATAGCTGTTTCTATATCTTGAA